CGCACCCGCCGAAAAGGACATTCTTCCCCCTCCCAGCACTCCGGCCGCACCGGCACCGCAGCCCAAGCCTCAGCCGGAATCGCCCCGGGAGACCGTTCCCGAAGCCCTGCTGACGCCCGACCTCATGGCGCTGGGCGTCCCCGAAAAGCTGGCCTCGCTGATGAGTGCCAACAACGTCACCCCCGAAGAATTGCAGTTCGTCGTGGGCAAGCGGGGCTATTTCCCGGAAGATATGCCCATCAGGGACTACCCCGCCGACTTTGTGGCGGGCTGTCTCGTGGCCGCATGGCCGCAGGTGCTTCAGATGGTGCTGGACAACCGGGACCTGCCTTTCTGATTTCTTCCTCTTAGGCTTCCCTGACAGGGGAGCTGGCTGCCGCAGGCAGACTGAGAGGTTCACACATTATTATAAAGGAGAATACTTATGGCTGACATGAATACCACTACCGACCGCGCTCTTGGCTGGGACGACGAATTTACCAACGTCTCGCAGGACTTCGTGCTCCTGCCCGAGGGCGAATACTACTTCGAAGTGACCGGGATGGAGCGCGCCCGCTTCGAGGGCAGCGCCAAGCTGCCGCCCTGCTCGATGGCAAAGCTGACCCTGAAAATTTTTGGCGGCGCTCTGGGCGATACCACCGTCACCCACCGTCTCTACCTCCACACCAAGACCCAGGGCCTGCTGGGCGCGTTCTTCGAGAGCATCGGCCAGTGCAGGAAGGGCGACACCTTCCGCCCCCGCTGGAACGAGGTCGTCGGCGCCAAAGGCCGCTGCAAGCTGGGCGTCCACGATTACGTCAAGAAGAGCGGCGACCCCGGCCAGAGCAATAAAGTCATCCGCTTCCTGCCGCCGCCTGAAGAGAAAGCCGCGCCCGCTCAGGGCTGGACGCAGGGGGCATTCTGATGGGAGAAAAACAGGCTCTGCGCCCCTATCAGGAAGCCGCCCGGAAGAGCATCCACACCGAGTGGGAAAATGGCCGTCTCCGCACCCTGCTGGTGCTGCCCACCGGCACCGGCAAGACCATCGTGTTCGCCTCCGTCGCCGCCGATCAGGTGCGGGCGGGCGACCGGGTGCTCATCCTCGCCCACCGGGGCGAGCTGTTGGAGCAGGCGGCAGACAAGCTTCAGCGCTCCACCGGTCTCGTCAGCGCAGTGGAAAAAGCCGAGTCCACCTGCCTCGACAGCTGGTATCGTGTGGTGGTCGGCTCTGTCCAGACCCTGCAGCGGCCGGCACGACTCGAGCGCTTCCCCCGGGACTACTTCGGGACTATCATCATCGACGAGGCCCACCATTCTATCACCGACGGCTACCGCCGCATCCTCGACTACTTCGGCAGTGCGAAGGTCCTGGGCGTGACCGCTACCCCCGACCGGGGCGATATGCGAAACCTCGGCGAGGTGTTCGACAGCCTGGCCTATGAGTACAAGCTGACCGATGCCATCAAAGACGGCTACCTCTGCCGCATCATGGCCCAGACCGTCCCCCTCAAGCTGGACATCTCCGCCGTGGGCATGAGCAGCGGCGATTATTCCGTAGGCGAGCTTGGCACTGCTCTTGATCCTTACCTGAGCCAAATTGCTGACGAAATGGCAGCACGCTGTGCCGGGCGCAAAACGGTGGTGTTCCTGCCCCTCATCAAGACGAGCCAGAAATTCCGCGATCTGCTGAACACCAAAGGCTTTCGCGCCGCCGAGGTCAACGGCCAGAGCGCCGACCGCAGACAGGTGCTTTCGGATTTTGAAGCCGACAAGTACAACGTGCTCTGCAACTCCATGCTGCTGACGGAAGGTTGGGACTGCCCCTCGGTGGACTGCGTCGTCGTGCTGCGGCCCACGAAGGTGCGCAGCCTCTACAGCCAGATGGTGGGACGCGGCACCCGCCTCTCCCCGGGCAAGAAAGACCTGCTGCTCCTCGATTTCCTCTGGATGACCGACAAGCACGAGCTCTGCCGCCCCGCCGACCTCGTCTGTGAGGACCGTGCCGTGGCCCGGCAGATGACCGACAATCTGGCCGAGAGCGGCGGGCCGCAGGATATTGAGGACGCCGCCGCACAGGCCAGCGAGGATGTGGTGGCCCAGCGCGAAGAGGCGCTTGCCAAGCAGCTGGAAGAACAGCGCCGCAAAAAGGCGAAGCTGGTTGACCCGCTGCAATACGAGATGAGCATTCAGGCCGAAGATCTCTCCGGTTATGTGCCGGCCTTTGGCTGGGAGGCCGGCCCGCCCAGTGCAAAGCAGACTGCCGCACTGGAAAAACTGGGCATCCTGCCCGACGCCGTGGAGTCTGCAGGCAAAGCGTCTCTCCTGCTCGATCGTCTCAGCAAGCGCCGGGACGAGGGCCTGACCACCCCAAAGCAGATACGCTGCCTGGAGAAATACGGCTTCCAGCACGTCGGCACGTGGAACTTCGAGGCTGCACGGCAGATGATAGACCGCATTGCCGCCGGCGGCTGGCGGGGCGCGCCGAAGGGCGTTGACCCCAAGAACTATATCCCGTCTGCTGAGCCGGTCATCGCAGATGATATGTTACTATGGTAATGCGAATGGAACATGAAAATGACATCAAAGAAGCGATGGACTTCGTCTCCCCGTCCGCCCTGACCTATGAAGAATGGCTCATGGTGGGCATGGGCCTGAAAGAAGCCGGTCTGCCCGTCGCCGTGTGGGAGCAGTGGAGCGCCCGGGACGGCGGGCGGTATCACAAGGGCGAGTGCATCAAAAAATGGGAGAGCTTCCACGGCAGCTCGAAGCCCGTTACCCAGAGCAGCATCTTCCAGCTGGCCTATGAGCACGGCTGGTCCGGCCCTGCAGGCCATGCGCTGGACTGGGGCGATGAGCTGACCGTCGGTCCGCAGCAGCCCGCACTGGTAGACCCCCGCTGGGTCGAAGAGCAGGAGCTTCACCTTCCCGACACATGGGAGCCTGCCCAGCAGCTCAAACGCTACCTGCAGGCCCTCTTCGAGCCGGACGAGTATGTGGCCTATGTCACCGAGAGCTTCATGGCAGCCGACCGCCGACGCCCGGCGAAAGGCTGCTGGGACAGAACTGCCGGGCAGCTCATCGAAGAGCTGGACGCCTGCGGCGACGACGTCGGCAAAGTCATGGGCGACTGCGACCCGGAAATCGGTGCATGGATCTGCTTCAACCCGGTGGACGGCACAGGCCGGAAGGATGCCAATGTCACCAGCTACCGCTACGCCCTCGTGGAGTGCGACAACATGGAGCCCGGCAAGCAGCTGGCCGCTATCCACCAGATGGAGCTGCCCTGCGCCGCGCTGGTCTACTCCGGCGGCAAGAGTATCCACGCCATCGTCCGAGTCAATGCGCCGGATTATGCCGAATACCGCAAGCGGGTCGATCACCTCTACGCCACCTGCCAGAAGAACGGCCTGACCCTCGACCAGCAGAACCGCAACCCTTCCCGCCTCTCCCGGATGCCCGGCATCCTGCGGGCGGGGCAGAAACAGGCCCTGCTTGAAACGAATGTCGGCAAAAGCTGCTGGGAGGACTGGTGCGACTGGGTGGAGGCCTGCACCGACGATCTGCCCGACACCGAATGTCTGGCCGACGACTGGGACGACCTGCCCCCGCTGGCCGATGCCCTCATCTCCGGCGTGCTGCGTCAGGGCCACAAGATGCTGCTGGCAGGCCCTTCCAAGGCAGGCAAGAGCTTCGCCCTCATCGAGCTGTGCATCGCCATCGCCGAGGGCAAGACGTGGCTTGGCCGCTTCTCCTGTGCGCAGGGGCGTGTACTTTATATCAATCTGGAACTTGATAGGCCGTCCTGCCTGCACCGCTTCAAGGACGTCTATACCGCGATGGGCCTTGCGCCGGACAATCTGCGGAACATTGACATCTGGAACCTGCGCGGCGCGTCTGTCCCGATGGACAAGCTTGCCCCCAAGCTCATCCGCCGGGCAGGCAAAAAGGGCTACACTGCCGTCATCCTCGACCCTATTTATAAGGTCATCACCGGCGACGAGAACAGCGCCGACCAGATGGCGAAATTCTGCAACCAGTTCGATGTGGTCTGCCGCGCGCTGGACTGCGCCGTCATCTACTGCCACCATCATTCCAAGGGCGCGCAGGGCGGCAAGCGCAGCATGGACAGAGCATCCGGCTCCGGCGTGTTTGCCCGCGACCCGGATGCCATGCTGGACATGACTGAGCTGACCATCACCGACGCCATCCGGGAGCAGCTGCACAACAAGGCCGCCTGCCGGGTCATCAAAGCGATGCTGGATAAGCGCGGCCACGCGGACGCCTACGGCCCGGATGACGCCCTCAGCAAGAGCCGGATGCTCACCATCGCCAAAGAGAAGCTTGGCCTCGCCGACCTGCGGGCCATCGACGCCGAAGTGGCTGCGGCTCAGAAGAAAGCCGACAGCATGACTGCCTGGCGCATCGAAGGCACTCTCCGCGAGTTTGCAAGCTTTGCGCCGGTGAACCTCTGGTTTGACTATCCGGTGCATAAGCTGGACAGCGGGCTTCTGGAAGATCTGCAGCCGGACAGCGACTTCCGCACACTGGGCGCAAAGGGCGCGAGCCGCCGCTGGGGTGACAAGGCCAAGCAGTCCAAGGACAGGAAGGCTGAGCTGGACACCGCTTTTGAAGCCTGCATGATGGACGGTGAGGTCACCGTCTACAGCCTCGGCGAGTATATGGATCTGAAGTCCCGCACCGTCAAGAACCGTCTGAAAGAAGACGGGCGCTTCTGGATCGACGGCGAGAAGGTTGGCCGCAAGGAACCCGGCAGCAGAGGTTAAACGCTCTGTTATATTCGCAATTACATTTTGTTGTAAAAATGCAGTGATAGCCGCTATTTTGCACGACAGCAAAAACTGCAAAATTGCAGAAATAGCCGCTATGACTGCAACATTTGCAGTGCAAAATAGCCTATATATAATAGCATGACTGCACTGCAATGTGTGATGGGGTATCCCAGAGGATGGGGCGACCACAGCCCCCATCCTCCGGGGACCCTCCCCATCACGTTGGCCGCTGATACAAAAAAAGAAAACGAGGTACGAAATGACCACACAGTTTTTTATCCCCATGCGTCCGCCCACCACTACCCATAACGCCAAAGAGCTTCATGCCTACATGAAGGGCGGCAAGCCCTGCGCCGTACTGCATGACAGCTCTGAACTGAAAGCCGCCCGTGCCAAGCTCCACGCCTACCTTGCGCCCCACGCCCCTGAGAAGCCCATCCCGGCGGGCCGTCCGGTGCGTCTGCTGGTCAAGTGGATGTTCCCCGCCGAGGGCCGTCCGGACGGCAGCTGGCGCACTTCCAAGCCCGACACTGACAATCTGGAAAAAGCCCTCAAGGACGAGATGACCCGCCTGCACTTCTGGCACGACGATGCCCAGGTGTGCAGCGAGATCGTCGAGAAGTTCTGGGCCGACATCTGCGGCGTGTTCGTTCAGGTGGAGGAGCTGGCATGACCTACGAGGAAAAGATAAGCTGGCTCTCCCGCTATCGGGAAGCCGAAAAGCTCTATCAGCGGCTCTCCTACCGGCTGGCAGAGGCGCAGGAAGCCACCCGGCACATCACCCAGAACCTCAGCGCCGCGCCGGGAGGCAGCAAGGATGGGCAGAGCCTCGCCCGGGCAGTAGAGCGTGAAGAAGAAGCCGAACGCCGTGCCTACGCGCAGCTGGCCGTCTGTGATGCTCTGTTTGCGGAGATCGATACCGTGCTTGTGCAGCTGGACTCCGCCGAATACTGCGCTCTTCGCAAATACTATCTAGACTGCCTGAAATGGGAGCAGGTAGCCGCAGACATGAATTTCACTTCCCGTGGCATTTTCGCCCTGCGCCGCCGGGCCATTGAACACCTGAAGTTCTGAAACTGTGCAGTATCCGTTCATTGTGCGTTCACTCTCTTCCGGTGTAAAATGATACCATCGGCAGCGCCGGAAAGGCCCACCGATACACGCAGTCTCCGCACCATGTCCTCCTTGACGATTGACCGCATGGTGTGCGGGCTGCTTCTATTATACCGCCTGAGCGCAATTTGGTGCGCGGCGCGTGCGACCAGACACGGCCGGTTCGATTCCAAGGGCGGCACCATGACGCTGCGCCCCGCCGCAGCAACAGCCTGACGCATGGCCTGCGAAACCGCTTGGGGCTGGCGTGCCGGATGGGAGTCCCTCCTTCTCCCCGTGAGAGTCCGGCACACCACCGGAGGCCCCGGAATCCGCAGTGGGTTCAAGGATACCCCACCGGATGTGCGTCAATCACCCTGCACAGAAATGTGCGGGGATTTTTTATGCAGCCGTAGCTCAGACGTGAGAGCGCTGGCGTGACCAGACGGACGGAGGGCCGCACCCTCCCGGCTGCTCCATTTTTGTGCAGGAGAGGTGGTGAGGATGACCGACAAGCAGGCACGATTCTGCGAAGAATACATGGTCGATTTGAATGCGACCCAAGCGGCCATCCGCGCCGGATATTCCCCAGCAAGTGCCAAGACCGTGGGGCCGCGATTGTTGGAGAATGTTGGAGTTCAGAAGTTCATCGCCCAGCTTCAGGCTGAGCAGAGTCGCCGCACCGGTGTATCTACTGACCGGGTGGTGCGCGAGCTGGCAAAGATTGCATTCGTCAACGCCGCTGACCTCATCGACCCCAAGACCGCCTCTCTCAAATCCGATGCCAGCCACGATGACCTTGCCGCTGTGCAGTCAGTCAAGGTCAAGATGTTCGGCGAGGATGGGCTTGAGCAGGAAGTGAAGCTGGCCGACAAGCTCCGCGCGCTCGACCTGCTGGGCAAACACCTCGGGATGTACAAAGACACTTCCGAGAAAGACCCCGCCGCCGATGCACTGGCAAAGGCGAAGGAGCTGCTGGGAGGTGTAGACAGTGCCATTGACTGAATTTCAGCAGGAATATCTGCGCAGCTGTTCCCACCGCTGGAACGTCAAGACCGGGGCGACCCGCTCCGGCAAGACCTATCTTGACTGCGCCGTCACCATCCCGAAGCGCATCTGTGCGGCCCGTGGCGAGGGCCTGCTGGTCATGCTGGGCAACACCCTCGGCACGCTGGAACGCAACGTGCTGGAGCCTATGCGCGGCCTCTGGGGGCCGGAGCTGGTGGGCGTCGTCCGCACCTCGGCCTCCGGCAACATCGTGCAGCTCTTCGGTCACAAGGTCTATGTCCTCGGCGCCGACAACAAAAAGCACATTGCCCGCATCCAGGGCGCAGCCTTCGAGTACGCCTATGGCGACGAGATCACCACCTGGGACGAGGGCGTGTTCCAGATGCTCAAGAGCCGCCTGTCCCCCACAGCCACTTCGACGGAACCTGCAATCCGGAAAGCCCCTCCCACTGGTTCAAGAAATTCCTCGACAGCGACGCGGACATCTACTGCCAGGCGTACACCATCGACGACAATCCGACTCTTCCGGCCCAGTTCGTGGCCGACCTGAAAAAAGAGTATACCGGCACCGTCTACTATAACCGCTTCATCCTCGGGCAGTGGATGGCAGCCAACGGCGTTATCTACCGCCTGTTGGCCGACAGCCTCGCCGCCGGGGATGGGCGTTTTTTCTGGCCCGCCGAGAAACAGCTGCACCCGTGGCGGATCCGTATTGGCGTGGACTTCGGCGGCAACGGCTCGAAGCACGCCTTCGTGGCGACC